ACTTGTTTTTTATACCTGAAATTTACTATTGCTAATCGGAACGCCGCTTAAAAATTCAGCAAAATCGCCTTCATCGGTTAACGCTGGGGCGGCATCTTTTTTGCCCTCGATACCCAAATAAGCTTGCACCATAATTTGCAACGGCGGGTTTTTATCCCAATAAATTGTTAATTCATTAAGGCGGGGAATTGTCATGAACTCGTCAATATATTCCCAAGTCCAGCCCGTTTGGGCAATAACATGGCAATATATTTGCGCCCAATTTAATTCGCCGCCACCGCTTCCCCCGACCCCTCACCCCTTGCAACGAAACCTGAAACACCCATGACCGAACGAATGATTTGCATGGCGTTGCCTAAATCTAAAAGCTCTTCCAATTCCTCAATTGTTAAGTCAGGATAATTGCGGTTAAGCGCTAAAATTGCGATGCGGGAAATAACACCAATTTGGTCGGCACTCGGCACGCCCTTAACGTTTTGCAATTCTGCCATGTCACCACTAGCAAGCACTTTCTTCACGCCCGCCAAGTTGAGCGGCGGCACTGTGTAATCAATGCCGCCCATGCTAATAACAACCCCGTCAATTAAAGCTTTGTTGTTAGCGGTTTTCATTATTCGCTTGTACTCCAAGCCATAACGTTACCAGCACCGTCCGCAAAGCCTTCAAATGCAAAGTCAGGTTGTGCAAAGTCGTCAAGTTTCGTTGCCAATGTAAGTTTTGAGCTTATGCACTGGAATAATGAAAGGGTTAATGTTTTACCTTGGAACGGCGCTGAAAACTCGGCGGCGAACGTTGGCGCATAACCCATAGGCAAGTTCACAACGTTGGATTTATAAGACCCAGCAATTGCGGCAGTGTATTGATAATTGATATAAACACGCAAGCCAGTATCAACCGCGGCAAACACGTAAGCGCCCGTTGCTTCGTTGACGCTATATTGCCCCGTTGCTGGCGCTGATGCCACTTTTGTCATCGGCAAGCCCGCGGCATTTAAAACGCCAAGGTCTTTCGAGAATGTGCCGCTGTTTGGTATTTGGAACAACACGCCTGTTTCAGTTGCGCCACCTGTTAACGTGAACGGGGTTGCTGGGATAAGCTTGCCCGTGGTTTCGTAAACATCAACAATTGCGCCACTAGTTAAAGTTTGCCCAAAGAATAAGTTGTTCAAAATACCGCCGTTAATTTGCGCGAATTTTGCTTTGCCTGAAATCTTGCCCTTGCCGCGACCAGCCGCCAACGGGAATTGGTTTTGTCCGTGCAATACTTTTGTGTCAAAAGAAATGTCGATTGATACATCGCTCAAAGCGCCAAAGCGTTGCAACGGTTGAACGTTTGCCGCAATAGGGTTGCCCGCGCCGTCAGCAAGTTGACGACCCCATAAAATTCCACTACCAAATACGAATTGTGACATGGTTTATTCTCCAAAAAATGCTTACTAATAAGCGGGGTGTTAAGTTGTTAAAATTTCAATTGGAATGCGAACAACTGCTTGCACCCCCAAAACGCCTTCGTCTTCGACAATCTCACCACTAACGCGGCAGTATTGCACCAAACCCCCAAGCGTTTGAACCTCACCAACTGGCGGTTCTAATGCCGTAATAATATCATCAATAAGCGGGTTAAGCACTTGCGAAGGCGATAAATCTAAATCGGCGGTGTTAGCGTACAAATACAAATGAACGTTAAGCGTCCAGCGTGTTGGCTGGTTGGTTAACCGCTGGGCAACCTCACCGATTTGGGCTTGGAACAATGCTGGCTGGTTAATGCTATCAACATCAGCCCAATGCTTTAATTTGCGTGAGCAAGTAACAAAACCGTCAATGGTTTTAAGCTTTGCGAATAACGCGCTGTAAATTGCTTCACGGTTCATTTATTTTGCCCTTGCCATTGCCAAGCGCACATCACGCACAATGGTTGTTTTAATTTCGCTGTCCATGTCTTGCAAGCTTGAGCGCAAAAAAGAGCGTTCGGGATAAATGGCACGGCTCGCGCCAACTTTTGAGGCGCGGGAAAATGTGCCGCCATACTCATGGACACGCGCATATTCGACATTTGTGCCAACAATAGCAACAACGCTTTTCCCGTTATCGGTAAGCTTGTAATTTATTGAGCGGCGCAAACGGCCTGTCTGTACCTTAAGCACTTGCCCGCTTAATTTGTCTTCTTTAACATGGCGGCTTAACTTAATTGCCAAGCCTTCAACCGTTTTAAGCAACTGTTCGCGTATGCTTTGCGGCATAGTGCCGTCCAGCCTGTTAACAAGCTCACGCCCGCCAATTATTGATGCCGTTATCATCGTGGACATTATGCAACGCGCCTGTATTGCTTAAGCACCGTTTTTGCGCGGTTTGGTATGTCACGGGTCGCGTAAACAGTTGTTTCGCCCGCCAGCGCTTTGCTATCAAGGCCAATGCGGTCACGTTCCTTATAAACGTTGGCAACTAAGTCAATGCAAACTTGTTCAAGCTCGCTTGGTATAGAAGCCAAGCCAGCCGTGTAAGTAATAACAACATTTTTGCGCCCGCGCGTGAAGGTATAACCAACCAGCGACACGCTATTTTCATCAAACGTATAACCGTTCCCAAGCGCGCTTGTTGCGGCGGGGATTGGCTGGTCGTTAATGGTTAAGGTTGCAATTGCAGTAACGGGAAAGTTCTCGTTAAACGCGAGCAAGTCGCCGCCCAGCCCGTCAAATTTGTCTGTGTAAGTTTGGCTTAGAATGTTGCGGCTTAAGTAAGTGTTAATAAGCTCACCCGCTTGGGTGATTAAGCGCGTTAACAGTTTGTCGTCAGTTGAGGAAGTTTGATTTAAAAACTGCTTAACGTTGTCTAATGTTGTGAACATGCCGCGCCTTTAGTGTTGGACATTTAGAAGCCAACTTGTTAGCGGGCTTTTAAATGCCCACGGGTTTCCCCGTGAGTATTTAGAACATAAAACTAGAACTTACGCGTTACCAATATTGGTGATGATACCCAATGAGAACGGCGCATAGTGTTGTAAAACACCGTCCGCGTAAACACCAAATTCGTACTTACGTGTTTTTAAAGGCCATTCAAGTTGGTAGTAATCTTGACGCATTAACATGCGGCAAGTGTCTGAAATATCTTGCAACGCATAAGGAAGCGTTGCTGTATAGAACAGAATTGTACCTGCTGGAATGTTTGGGTGAACGATAACTGGAATTACATCGCCAGTAACTTTGTTAAGGTATGAACCAACCTTAACGCCGCCTTGGATTGTGCCAGCACCATTGCCCGCGTCAGCCGTAATGCGTAACAATGGCGCGCCACCGTTAGCAACGATTTTCTTGGTTAAGTTGCCAAGCTCGGTTGCACTCATGTAAATGTGTGTCGGGCTTAAACGGTTTTTGTTCCATTGAGCCGCAAACAAAGCTTCAAATTCAGTAACACCGCCAGCACCGTCAGACGTTAAGCCTGTACCCGTACCCGCAACGCCCGCTGGTTGAACTGCAATGTAAGCGCCTGAACCTGATTTAAATGCTTGAGTTAACAAGCCGTCAAAATCAAGCGTTGATGTTGAGCTATCCACGCCAGTTAAAGTTGACGCTAATTGAGCGCCAGCATCAGGAACAACCGTGATTGATGCTGAATTGATTGGTGTTACTGCCGCCAATTTTTCAGAACCAGCAACGCCAACAAACCAAGCATATCCAACCGCGCCGTTCACCGCCGCAACTGAACAAGCAAGCGAACCCGCTGAACCAGTTGTTGCCGCACCTACTGATGCCGCTGATTTTTGAGCCGAGCCAGCGCCAAACGTGTCGGTTGTGCCGTCAGCGTTGGTGCGGGTAATTTGACCGTCAACAATGGCAGTTGCCGCGTTGAAAGCTTGCCCAATAGAACCGTTATTAACGCCAACCGTGTCAAGGTAAGATTGCAAGCCCAAAGCCACGCAAATAACAGACCATGTTGCCGCTGTTAACGCGCCGCCACTGTTTGAACCAACAACCGTTGGGGTTGGTGTTGTACCCAAATTAAGCGTTGTGTTACCGCCTAAAATTAAGCGCTCTTCTTGTATCATTGTCGCGCCAAGCAATTGTGAAACCGCTTTGGCTTTTGCGTCATCAAAGTTTGTTGCCGCATATTGCGCTTCAAAAGTAACGCTATTTTCTAAACCGAAACCGCGGAAAGCCGCAAAATATTCAGCTAGAGTTGCGCCGATAATGCCGCCACGTTTACCGTCACTAACACCCGCACGCTGTTTGCCAACGTTAATGTTTGTAAATGCTTTCCAGTTTGCTTGCGATGCAAAGCCACCTGAAACGCGCGCGATTGTGTTGCGCAATGGCGTTAAGACAGGGAATAAGTTTTTAGCTGGGGCTTCAAGGTTGTACGCTTGAAAACCTTGCGTTGGTTGACCTGCCGTTGGTGCAACGAAAGCTTTGATAAGCTCGTCGGGATTTGCCTGTGCCACTTTAAGCAAAGCAAGTGTTTCTTGTGCGTTTGTACTCATGATTAAGTCTCCAAAATTTTAGACCGTCTTAACGGAATGTTGCAATAATATTCTATAAAAGGTTAAGTTGAAAGGGGGTTAATAAAATGTTTATAAAATGGCTTAACTTGCAAGCCCGCTGTGAATTGCTTTAATTTGTGTCGCAAGGTCGTCAACCGTGCCGTCTGATTTTTTTACTGGCTCAATTTTGTCTTCTTGAG